CCTGCGCTCAAAGTGAGCTGTACGGCTGTTGCAGTGCTGTTCTGGAGCGCATCTGGGTCAAGACCGTTAGAAGCACGGGTGACACCAGTTTTCTGCTCTATCGCCTGATCGTAGTACTGTAGAGCGCCAAGCGTCTGACCTGCCACAAATGGGACATCCAGAGGCATTACAGCGCCTGGCTGACGCATACGGACAATGCCGCCAATCTCGTTATTGAGAAGGTCGTCTACGTTTACCTGACCCTCTACCATCGCTAGGCGTGGTGAGTTAGTCATTGCGATGTTATCGAGTACACCACGAAGCATGGCAGTTGCCGCATCCTGATCGTTGATGATCAGATCAGCAATTGAGTTACCGAAGAACGTGTGAGGCTCTGGGTCTGACTCAAATACTGCGAATGGGATGGTTGCACATGGCTCGTAGTCCAGCAGCTTCATCTCTGAGCCGCCGAGAGTAATTTTGTGTAGCTGAGCGATGCCTGTGCCGTCAACGTCAATCTTCATGTAGGCTTCAGTAATGCCTACGAGCTTCATTGATGGGTCAAGCTCGTCGTCTTGATCTTCCATTGTGTCGTAGCCACGACGCTCAAACTGCTCAGCTTCCGACATAGTGTCGTTGTAGGAAATGGATGACAACTCGACTACTTCGTCAAAGTCGTAACCCATCTCAACGAGGTCTGATACACGAACTTCAGTACGCTGACCACAGACGTAACAGTCGTCAATTGAGACTGCTTCACGGTTCACGAAGAACTCTTCTGGTGGTATTGACTCAACACGCAACGTACCTTTAGGGATACGGCGCATGATCTTAACTTCGTGGATAGGTGCTTCCACCTGCATACCAAACTGATCAATCACCATAGAGGTTTCGGTTTCTTGCTCGATAATCTCTACGTCGTCAGCTTGTGCTAACAGAGTAAGTTCTTCGTCAGTGAGGTTAGTGTATTCGTGAATCTCTGATTCTTCGTACTCGTCCCAGTAGCATTTAACAACGCCAACCTTCTTCAGGAGTGCGTCGTGGAATGCGTCAGAGAGTACGTTATAGCCGTCGTTCTCAACGAACTTAGCGTGGATGAAACGAGTCGCTGTCTCAGCAGGCTGTACGTCTTGAGGATTGCGAGGCACATACTCTACGAAGTTCTCGTTAGACAAGAAGATTCGCATGAGTGAAGGCTTGATCTGACGGATAGTGTCACGAACCTTAGTCGCAACTACCTTAGAGCGACCTTCTTCCTCGCCGATGTCTACTTCGCCATCATAGTAGCGTTGGGCTTTGATGCGGTCATCAGCAATCTCGCCTTCAATAAAGTCAATCGCATCGTCTACTGCCGAGCGAGCAATTGCTTCAATCTGGCTTTCGTCCATTGGCTCTAGTTTCATAACGCTTTAAGTTTCCCTGTGAAGTCCATTGGGGCAGCTTCGCCAACTTGCTCACCTAGTTGCTGCAATATACCAGTTTTAGCTGCCTCTGAGCCGCCACGCATAATCTGCGCTACTTTTCTCTGCAAAGCTGACATCGCAGTATCATCATAGAAGGCACGACGCAGTACGTCTGGTTCTTCAGTCATAATAATACCAACAACCTGCTCACGCTGCTTTGGCGTAAGTTCAGGAGAGATTGAGCGAATCAATCCAGAGCCAACTCGCATCATGCTTGGTAAGTGACCTACCGCTGCTCCTTGTACGTCAGCAGCTGATACATTCTGACCGATACGCTGAGCCGCAGCCAAATCCTGAGAAGTTGGTGAACCAAATTTAACTTGACGCTCAACATCTTTAGCAATACCAGCAGTTTCAAGATTACGAATAACGCGTTGACGGTCTGGACCATCAGGGTAGATAGCACGGAAGATTTGACCTTCCTTACTGTTCTCGTCCGCTAGACGCTTAGAGATAGTTCCCTGAGTTGCAAATTTATTCTTCAGCTGATTCATGAAGCCTGCGCGTAGAGCCTTAATTTCGCCTTCATTACCACGCTTCAATATTTCTTCAATAGAGAACAAACGCTCTTCTAAATCACCTGAAAGTAGCTTACGACCACTCTCGAACGATTCACGGGCGCGATTCAATGTACTCCAATTCTGACGAGTCTGAGCTAACGCTGGCGCTTCTTCGTCTAATTGACGACGTAGAGACTTCTCTAAATCACTTAATGCTTCACCGATTGAGCCTGAGCCTTCACGGTATGACTTGCCAGTAGCTTCTGACAACGCACGGCGAACAATCTCAGCATCCTCAACAGTAGGCTGACGAATAATCTTTAATGCGCCATTATCGCCAATTTCAAAGAATGGAACTAAACCACCACGAGCTTTGTAAATCTTGTTTAGCTCATTCGCTGCGTCTGGCATACGAGTTAGAGCTTCAGATAACGTATCTATCATGTCGCGAGAGATTTCTTGGCGCTGAGCAAAAATATCCTTGTAGGCTTCGCTTTCTTTGCGCTTGAATTCTTTCTCGCCTAAACGAATGTCACGGTATACGTTGTCACTAGCTTTAGGTGCTAGACCACGCTGCAAATCATCAATAGCGCGTGATTGTGTTTCTTGTGCGCGACGACCAATAACTTCGCCAACTCTTGCGCCAGCTTCACCACCACGACCACGATAAGCGCGCAATGACTTAACCAATGTTTCGTTTTCAGTCATCAATCGACCTTCCAATAGGTCATTGATAATCTCGTCAGGTGTCTTGCCTGTCTCTTGTACTAAGCGATTTACTTCAGCCTCTACAGGTCCAGCAAGGCGGTCGCCAAACTTAGAACGCACAAAATTAGTAAATTTATTTAATGCCTGACCTGAGCCTGCAACAACACCGCCCATAACAGGAGCTAAAACTGCGCCAGTAGCAGCCGCCGAAGGAACTCGACCTGCACGTTCAGCAATACCACCTTCGCCAGTACCAAACGCAGTCACACCAGCTTGAACAGCACCCGTTCCTGCCATTTGTAAGCCTTTACCGATAGTGGTTGCAGCTGTAGGAAGACCAAGACCAGTCACCATCATTGCAGCCGTAGGGGCAACTGCGCCTAACATTTCCATAGTCAGAGCTTCTGTTGGATACGCTTGATTGTAGGCTTTTATCTTATTACGAATATCAGCCGCAACTTCATCATAGTCTTCACCAGTTGCAGCGCGAGCTAGTGCCTCAATTTCGTCAGCGAAGCCAAACGTAGCACCTTGTGCAAATGTGCGTAACTTCTGCTTTTCAACTTGGTCCCAAGGCGCAGCCTCTGCTGCTAATGCTGTAGTAGCCGGTTTTTCCCAAGGCGCTATTTCAGCCATATTAATCTACCTTCTGCCAAGTTGTTGAATCTGTGTCTGGGCCATCAGTAATCTTTCGATACTTAGCAACAGTTCCATCAGCAGTGATAAATGTTTTTACTGTGCCAACTGAAGTACCAACTGGAGCTTGTTCTGGTTTTGATGGCATTTCAAATGGATCATATTGTCTAGCAATACGAGATGGATCATAACCATATGCCTTAGCCAATCCAGTGTAACGCTCATACTCAGGCTGATATTGACTAACAGCAGAGTTATACAATCGACCTGCTTGAGAAATAAAGTCACCACGTTGATCTGGGGCTAAACGCTCACCTTTGAGCAAGTTGTTGTAGATATTTCTGATTCTATCAGGAACGCCTGCTGCATTCTGTGCAGTAGCAAATTCAGATTCACGAACAACAGAACCAGGATCAAGCATCTTCATGAAGTTGAAGATAAGTGCCAAGTCGCCAGCGGCTGATGGCTGATCTGCTACAGCTTTAATACGATCAAACGCAATAGATACTTGAGCAACATTCTTTGCAGCTTCAGTTGCAGTTAGTTCTTCACGCAGACTCTGCTCATCTTCAGCATTGATTCCGCCATTTTTAGCTGCTTCCAATGCGTCTTTGAACTTCATGCCCATTTTCATGTATTCGGCAACTTTCTGATATATCTTATTGCCGCTAGCAGCCAACTTAGAAATAGTTTGGTTTTGCAGTTTATTAGCCTGAATTACCTCTAAACGCTTACCAATAACACCGGCCAAGCCTGCGTCTGGACGCATACGCATAGAGTTGAAGCCTAACGCTAGGGTTAGCCACATCTCTTCGTTGCCAAAGGCTTTCTTCAGTGTACTTTGAATACCCTCTTGGTCTTGAGCATTAGCTGCAACCTGAGCATTCTCTGCCACGCTCAAAGCGAAAGCACCGTCTTGTGCTTCTTTGGTATTACGCTTTTCTTCTGGAACT